TAGCGGTTTCCGGTACCCTTTTTTTACCAAAAAATACAACAACAATGTATTCATTAATCTTGTCATCAAAAAAAAGATTAAAATGTTTATCTTTAATCAAATTAACTTTTCTTTTTGCAAAAACTTTAAGATAAACTTTAATAAATTTAGCAGTTGATGCTGGCGATGAATAAACAAAAACTTTACCTGAGGTTAAAATCTTTAAGAAATCAGTAATATATGGATATGGATACCATGTATCACTAATCAAAAGCAATTTTTTTGTATTTAAGTACTCTTGATTGATGTCTTCAGGATTCATTAAGTTGAGTTGCTAATATAAAACCGGCTACAAAGACCAGTAAAGCTGGACCGATGTATCCCGGATCGTGTGACCAGCCAGCAATAATAGCCACTCTGATTATGAATGATGAAAACATCACATAAGCTAGAACATAAAGAAATTTACTCATAAAGCAATTCTGCCTGATTCAATAAACGCTTCGTGTGAAATAGGCATCTTTTGCTGGAAGATGTCTTCAATTACTTTTGCATATTCATTGATTTCATACTGGGCATTGCCTTCGTTGCGAAGCGAAATAAAGTTAATCAAACTTCTTGCATTCACTGTCCAAATAAACTCAGTATATTGAGTTACCGGTAGTACGCAACGAGCAATTTCTTTAGCAACGCCAAGCTCAATCAACTTGTAATAAGACTCATCCGCCTGCAGAATCGTTTGTTGAAAAATAGAATAGAAAGCATCTTTAACTTCTGGATCAGAAATTTCTTCAAAAGTATAAGCTCCGGGTTTTCCAATCTGCTTACGAATCTTATCGTAAGCTGGGGTATAGTAATCAATGTTTGCAGGCTGATGGTATCGCATACTCATCTCATTGAATGATGACCATCGATGACGCATCCATTCTCTTGTAACAAAAATTGGAGCCTTAATTCTGAACTTAAATACACAGTGTTCAAAAGGAGTTGCGTGCTTATTACGCATAAGATACTTAATTAAGCCAATTGAAGACTCATCTAACTCTTTAACATAAGTGGCAAAACTAACTTTTGCAGCATTAACGACATCAACATCTGATGCCATACAGTTGAGTAATTCAATTTCGCCATTGTCGAGAATGTCGTAAACGGTAGTATAAGTCATTGATTCATGTTATCAAAAAATTTTTGATAATCCGCACATTACCCCAAAAAAGTTGATATGCTTCGCATCTGGGATGCGCCAGTATACTTAGTATGCTAGTTATACAGGTATACTTATTGTTATATAAGTTTACTTAAGTATACTGATAACACTGTGGATGGTAAAATTTGGATATGAAAATTATTGCAATTGTTGAGTCGGATGAATGCGGACCCGCAGTCATTCTTGATTCCGATTGTATTGGGATAACTAAATTTGACGATTTCTATATTGCTGCTGCAAGATGTGTTTATACTGATTTGCCAATAACTTGTGAAATTTCTGAAGAACACGCACTAATGTTGATTGAAAAGGGTGTAAACTGTTTATCAATCAGCTCTGAAAGCTTCAAGTAAGCAGAAGAGTTATCCCAAGGAGAATATGAAGAAGATCAGCTGGTTCAGCTTGAGCAATGTTGATATTAGTGGCGAGCTTTGGGCTAGTCAAGGATATGCCAATGCTGCTATCAGTACTATTAGAGCACTACAGGCTAAAAAAGTAGGTGTATTTTACAATAGAGCTGAGATACCCTTTCATATCAACTTTTGCCAACCTCATTATTATCAGTTAAATAATGACTATAAAGTAGGATATACCCCTTGGGAATCTACAAAGATTCCTTCTGGATGGAAATACAATATGAGTCTCTGTAATGAGATCTGGGCTACCTCTAGTTTTGTTAAAAATGTATATGATAAAGCCAATGTCAATGAAAATGTATATGTCATTCCTCACGGAATATCTGAAGAATTCCATCCTGTAGAAAGAGAACTATCTCAAACATTTAATTTCTTACATATAGGTGGAGACTCTAAGCGTAAGAATGCACAACTTGCTGTTGATGCTTTCCTAGAGTTATTTGACGGTAATATGGACTATAAGTTAATTCTTAAATATAATAACTTCTGTCACGCAGAAGTGTATATTGAAAGTAGATTAGTACCAGCTACTTCTCATCCTCAGATTATTGGCATCCCAGAATCTTATGATACAGATCAATTAGTTAATCTTTATCATAAGTGTCACTGCCTCATTTATCCTACTAGCGGTGAAGGTTTTGGAATGATTCCTTTTGAAGCAATGGCAACAGGATTGCCTACAATCGTTACAGACTTAACAGGTTGCAAAGACTTCTCACATTACGGAATCCCATTGCCAGCTGAGTTTTCAGACGCAGAATACCATTCTCATCAGTATGGAACTGATACAGGTATGTGGGCAACTCCTGATTTTGAAGAGTTAGTTAATCTAATGACAAATGTAACAGACGAATATGAAGAATTCAAAAAATTTGCATTCCGTTCGGCAAAAACAATTCACGAAAAGCACTCATGGGCTTCTGTCGCTGATATGATTCTAAATCGTTACGCCGAATTCGAAAAAAATTACATTTAGTCCTAAGCACTAATCGGTGCGGTGTAGCTCCCCAATTGATAATATTAAAGCCTACTACTACAGGAGTCTCAATGACCAATAATAATCCTAGGGAAGATTTTTTTTCCTTTAAACTAAGCGAAGATTTTGTTTCAACATATCGCACAAAGAAAGCGCCATTCGGATATCAGGATGCAGCAGGAAACTCTGTTGGAGAAATTACATTTCTTCGTACATATTCCCGAAAGAAACCAGATGGAACCAAAGAAACTTGGGTTGATGTTTGCGAGCGTGTGATTAACGGCATGTATTCCTTGCAAAAAGATCATTGCCGGAAGAATCGTCTTCCTTGGAATGGTGTAAAAGCTCAGTCAAGTGCTAAAGAAGCTTTTGACCGCCTGTTCAACCTTAAATGGACACCTCCCGGTCGTGGTCTTTGGATTATGGGAACAGAACTTGTAAATGTTCAGAGAAACTCTGCTGCTTTGCAAAATTGTGCCTTCGTATCTACTGCGGAAATGTCAAAGGACAATCCGGCGGAACCATTTGCGTTTCTGATGGAAGCATCAATGCTCGGAGTGGGTGTTGGCTTTGACGACAAGGGTGCTGATAAAGATTTTACCATCCATGAATCAATTCGCCCAGTAATCACTCAGGTTATTGATGACACTCGTGAAGGGTGGATGCAATCAACCGCTGACCTGATCAACTCTTATTTGAAACCAGAACAGAGTCCGATTGTTTTTGACTACTCAATGATTCGCCCAGCAGGAGCACCTATTAAAACATTTGGTGGTACAGCTGCTGGTCATGAACCGCTCGAAAAGTTGCACAAATATATTCGTAAGATGTTCCTAGGTCGTGCAGGTCAAAAACTTACACGAGTTGATATTGCAGACATTGGCAACATGATTGGAGTTTGTGTTGTATCGGGCAATGTACGCCGTTCTGCTGAACTTCTAATCGGTAGACACAACGATGAGACCTTCTTGAATTTAAAGAACGCAGAAGCCTTCCCAGAGCGTAACTCTTATGATCCAGAGAATCAGGGATGGGCTTGGATGAGCAACAATTCTGTAGAAACAAATGTTGGCGAAGATCTATCTCACATTGTTGAAAGCATTGCTCTCAACGGAGAACCCGGAGTCATCTGGTTGGATATGTCTCGTAAGTATGGTCGTCTAATTGATCCACCAAATAACAAGGACTGGCGTGTAGCTGGATACAACCCATGCGCAGAACAATCTCTTGAATCATACGAGTGCTGCACCCTTGTTGAGACATATCTCAACCGCCATGAGTCTCTTGACGACTATAAGCGCACATTGAAATTCGCTTACCTTTACGCAAAGACCGTTACTCTTCTTCCGACTCATTGGGAAAAGACAAATGCAATTATGCAGAGAAACCGCCGTATTGGAACATCAATGTCTGGCATCGCAAACTTTGCTGACAATCATGGGGTTCCGACACTTCGTGAATGGATGGATCAGGGTTACGAGACAATTAAGCGTTACGACAATGTTTACTCAGAGTGGTTCGGTATCCGTGAATCAATCAAGATGACAACAGTTAAGCCTTCGGGAACTGTTTCTATTCTGGCAGGAGAATCTCCGGGAGTTCATTGGACTCCGGGTGGAGAATACTTCAATCGTGCAATTCGTTTTGCAAATGATGACCCAATGCTTCCTCTGTTCAAAATGGCTAACTACCGTGTTGAGCCAGCTTCTGAATCTCCAGATACAACAAGTGTTGTTTTCTTCCCGATTAAATCAAATGCTAAGCGTTCTGAAAAGGATGTGACAATATTTGAGAAGATGGCGATTGCATCAGTAGCCCAGCGTTACTGGTCTGATAACTCTGTATCGGTAACAATCTCATTTGATGCTGAAAAGGAAAAGGATCAAGTTGGAACTGTTCTTCATATGTACGATGGTCAGCTTAAAACTGTTTCGTTCCTACCTCAAGGCAACTTTACTTACCCACAAATGCCGTACACCCAGATTACAGAAAAAGAATATAAACAGGATGGTTTAGATAAACTATTCCCAATTGACTTTGCTGGTGTGTATGCAGGAATGGCTGCAGATGCAATCGGAGAAAGCTACTGCAGTACAGATTCTTGCGAAATCAAACTTATCAAAGACAACATTGCTCATTAATTGAATAAAACTGTCATCAATGTGTAGATAATTTAAAGAAAGTAATGTAGAATTGAATCAAATGACTTCTGACATGATTAAAAGTAAAAATATGTGGGTTCCAGAGCGTGCTTATGGCATCTGTCTCTGGATTATGCCAGACGGTTTCCCATTATCCGATGGGGATGGTGTTCTTTGCGCAGAAGGAATGGTCGGTGATGAAGCTCTTGAGCTTCGTGTTGCGGAAGTCGCAAAGTATTGGACAGGTTCTGATGCTGGAGTTATCCGTTGGGTTCCCGGTGCTAGAAAAGTTTCTTCCGATGAAAGAGATGACCAAGCAGAAAGACTTGCTGCTGGTTTAGTTGCTGACCCATTTGAAGATATGTACGACCAGCACTTTGGAGCAAAATAATGAACAATAAAATGATACTGTCTGAGGACAGTGATGACTTCAATGAAGAGATTGATGATCTTTCTTATATTTCAGCCTTGTCCAAAGTTGAGTCCGTTGACCCTTTCTCGGAAGTAAAAATTTCAAGCCTTTCTCCAAAAATGAAAAGAAAAGCTCAGCGTCTTCAGAAGAGACATGAAGGCGAAGATGGTACTAAGTCTAAGTATCTTGATCCAGAAGTTGTTAATGGATATTCCCTTTGGGACATTGTAAATCCACCATATGACTTGGACAACCTCGCTATCCTTTACGATCAAAGTGCCATTCATTACGCAGCTATTAACGCAAGAGTGATGAATACGGTTGGTCTTGGTTTTGAATTTACTGAGACATTGAAATCAAGAAGGCGTATTGAGAAGTCTCAATCAGATCCCGCAAAGCTTGAAAAAACTCGGAAGGGTTTGCAAGATCTCCGAGAAGAACTAGAAGTTCTTTTTGAAGACTTCAATGTTGAAGAGACATTGATTGAAACAATGGTTCGTGTTTGGCAAGATTGCCTTACAGTTGGAAATGGCTATCTTGAAATTGGTCGGAATAACGAAGGAAAAGTTGGCTACATTGGTCACATTCCTGCAACGATGGTTCGTGTAAGACGACACAGAGATGGTTTTGTTCAGCTTTCAAGAGCTAATAAAGTTCAAGCAATCTTCTTCAGAAACTTTCAAGATTTGGAAATGGAGGATCCTATTAATGGAGACCCAAGCCCCAATGAAGTTATTCATTTCAAAATGTATTCTCCAAATAACACATACTACGGTATTCCCGCAGCAGTTTCTGCAGCAGCAGCTATTGTTGGGGATAAGTTTGCAAAAGAGTACAACATTGATTACTTTGAAAATAAAGCAATTCCTCGTTATGCAATTATTCTTAAAGGTGCGAAATTAAGTAATAAATCAAAAGCTGAACTTGTTAATTATTTCCGCAATGAGGTTAAAGGTCGAAACCACGGAACTCTTGTTATTCCTCTTCCAGCAAGTATCGGTTCTGATTCTGATATTAAATTTGAAAAACTTGAAGCCGGAGTTCAAGATGCTTCTTTTGACAAGTACCGCAAATCAAACCGTGATGAAATCCTAGTAGCGAACAGAGTCCCCGCACCAAAAGTCGGCGTTTACGATAATGCAAACCTTGCTGTATCACGAGATGCGGATAAGACATTCAAGATGCAAGTTATTGGTCCAGACCAAGCAATCATCGAAAAGAAGATTAATAGACTTCTTGCGGAGTTCACAGACCTCCTTCAATTCAAGCTTAAGAAGATTGACTTGCTTGACGAAGACATGGAATCAAGAATTTATGACCGCTACCTTCGAACTGAAGTTATCAGTCCTAATGAGGTTAGAGGTAAAATTGGATTCCCAGAACGGAAGGATGGCGATGATGTTCTTCCTTTCCCAACAAAAATCAAACAAGAAAACGCAGGAGCACCAGTTGGAAATTCCAATAATGCTTCTTCTAATCCACCAAAATCTAGATCAGACAGTGGCGCAACACCAAGTGGTGTTCAAAGTTCTGGAGATCAAAAAGAAAGAGGTCAGAGTCAAGACTCTGGCGACAACATAGATACCGTTAAGGTATTTGAAGGAGAAAATAATGAGTAGTATTGTATATACAACAACAGCTATCGCAAGCACAGACGGTGAAGTGTCAATTGGACACCATACTGATTATCTGTTTGTATGGAATAAGAGCAACACAACAAGTGCGATTATTGAACTTAATGGAAGACACCAAGTTCTTATCCCGCATTCACCAGACGATGGCAGTCACACCTATCACAAAATTCCGGGTGACTATACAACAATCAAAATCGTTACAGCAGGCGTTAGCTTTTCAGCTTATGCAGTTGGGTGATTATACACATAATAGTGTATAATTTAAAATTACGAGGTAATCATGGAAAATTTTAATTTATCTTTCCCGATTGAAATGATCAAGAAAGAGCAGAGGATTATTAGCGGTATCGCTACAGCTGACAATGTTGACAAATCTGGTGATATTGTTGACTTTTCTGCATCTCTTGAGGCATTTAAAAACTGGGGAGGAAACATCCGTGAGATGCATTCTCCTGTTGCTGTTGGCAAGGCTGTCAACTTTGAACCTATCAAGATCAAAGGGGAGGATGGCGAAGAATACAACGCTATTCGTGTAGACGCTTATATTTCAAAGGGTGCCCAAGATACTTGGGAAAAGATCCTTGACGGAACCCTTCAGGCTTTTTCTATTGGAGGCAAGGTTCTTCAGAAGAGTGAGTCTGCAGAAAAGATGTTCCGTGGTCGCCCAGTCAATGTTATTGAGAAATATGTTCTTGGTGAATTAAGTGTCGTTGATAATCCAGCCAACGCTCTGGCAACTGTCGATATCATCAAGAGAAGTGATGATGGCGGTCTTGACTATGTTCTTGACAAAGCCTCTCCTCTCAAAGACCCCAAGGGCGGTCTTACAGCAGCAGGTCGTAGACACTTCAAAGAAACAGAGGGTGCAAACCTTAAGCCGGGTGTGAGGGGTGCAGCAGACACACCAGAAAAGATGCGCAGAAAAGGTTCTTTCTTAACACGCTTCTTTACAAATCCATCTGGTCCAATGAAGGACTCAAAAGGTAGACCAACAAGGCTTGCGCTTTCAGCAGCAGCTTGGGGGGAACCAGTTCCACAGAACGCACAAGATGCAGCACAGCTTGCTGCAAAAGGTCGGAGGCTTCTTGAACGCTATCAGAATACTAAAGAAAAAGGTATGAAGAAAGAGGGAGAAGTCACAGCAGGCTCAATGGGAGCCGGTATCAAGAATCCTACTCAAGGTAGTTATCAAGGTCCATTTCCCGGAAAGCCTAAGAAAAAGAAAAAGGAGTCTACTATGACAAACAAATTCGAAGATGATACATCTGAAGAATATGCAACTGACTCAATCGATGCATTGCTAACTTATGCGCTTGAAATGTCTGATAAATTAGACATAGACGCAGATTCAATTAAAATGCAAGAGAGTGAATTGCAAAATGATGTAAATTATGATAAGGTCTTAGACATGAATGAACAGGAATCAAGATTATCGCTACTTAAGCGTATGGTCAATTGGCTTGTTCCAGATGTTCAAGAAAATGCTTCAATCCAAATTGAAGTAACTGAAAACACACAGGAGGAAATTATGGATCTAGAAATCCTTAAAGATGCTCTTAGTGCTGTGGTTGACGAAAAACTGGCTGCCTTCGCTACTTCAATTAAAGAAGAGGTTGAAGCTTCGGTCCAAGAAAAAATCGACACCATCACCAAGGGATTTGAAGTTCAAGCAACTGAACTACAAGAAAAATTAGAAGCAACAGAGCAATCTCTGTCGGAACAAGAAGAGAAGGTTCAAGCCTTTGCTAAGTCCGGAGCTATCAAGAAAAGCGTTGACCCAGAAGATGACGAAGAGGGCGAAGAACTTACTAAGTCTGCTCCATCATCAATTTGGGACAATACATATTTGCCACAAGGTTTAATTAACTCCTTGGGCTATAAGTCATAATAGGAGGAAATAAAGATATGGCATCACAAGAAGAAATTCTATCAAAGGCTAATGAAGTAACAACTGGGGTTGTAGGCAATGATTCGGGTGGTTTGATGAAACCAGCTCAGTCAAACCGCTTCCTTGATTTTGTTATTGATCAGTCTGTACTTATGCAGAACGCAAGAGTCGTTCGTATGCGTACACCACAAATGGAAATCGATAAGGTTTCTGTAGGCACCCGCTTGCTTTCAAAGGCAACCGAGGCAACAGATGACGGTGCAAATGCAGCCGTCACATTCAGCAAAGTTTCTTTGTCTACTGTCAAGCTTCGTCTTGACTGGGCACTGTCAACTGAGTCGTTGGAAGACAACATTGAGGGAGCTTCTTTGGAGGACCACATCGCACAGATGATGGCTCGCCAGACTGCAAACGACCTTGATGATCTCTTTATCAACGGTAACACAAGCTCCAACAACGGTCTTCTCAAGGCTCTTGATGGTTTTATTAAACTTGCTAAGACAAACGGTCGTGTAGTCGATGAAGCTGGTAATCAGGTTTCAAGAGCTACTTATGATCGCATTCTTCGCAATATGCCAACCAAGTATCTTCAGCGCAGAAATGAACTAAGATTCTTCTCTGGTTCAGGCAATGTTCAAGACACCATCTACAGCTTAGGTAATCCAAACGATGCAACCGCTGCAACTGCAGGTGCACCATCTCCCGGCTCATTGGTCGGCGATGTGGCATTCCTTCAGGGCACAATGCGTGGAAATGGTGGTCCGGGTTCAACTGGAATTTCACCATTCGGTATTCCTTTGCTTGAAGTTCCTTTGATGCCAGAAACGGCTACGGGTGACTACTCAGGTGCAACAGGATCACATGGTCATATTGAACTAACATTCCCTAACAACCGTGTTATCGGTATTCACCGTGACATCACTGTGTACCGTCAGTTCAAGCCAAAGACAGACACCATTGAGTACACTCAGTTCATGAGAGTAGCAAGTAACATTGAAAATGCTGATTCGTATGTAATCGGTAAGAATGTTAAGCTTCGTACACTGTAAGTAATAATTAAAAAATTTGTGATCGGGGGGGGGTGAAATATCCCCTCCCTTTCGCATTATTTAAGCAAGTGTGGTATTGTATTAACCATGACTGATAATATCGTTACATCGAAAGCAACATCAGGTGAAGAAGCAAAGCCAGCAAAGAAGGCTCCGGCAAAAAAGGCTGCTGCAAAGCCAAAGGTTAAAGCAGAAATCACAGAAGATAGTGTTGAACAAAAACCAGCAAAAGTGTCTAAAAAATCAAATGCAATTAATTTGATTATTTTTGAAAGCGGAGCTTCGTATAGCTCTGGTAATCTTTTCTTTTCAAGAGAAGATTCCATGAAAGAAGTCTCAGACGAGGAATATGCATTCCTTTTGAGTCTTGAAAATTTTAGAAGAGCGGATCCTCACGAAATCGAAGAGTATCTCGCATCTAAGGAGGATTAATTATGGCAGGTAATCTTAGTAATTACTTAGAGGACAAAGTTCTTGACCACATTTTGGGAACAACGGCATACACAATGCCATCGACTGTTTATGTAGCACTTTATACGGCTGCACCAAATGATACGGGTGGTGGAACACAGGTCAGTGGTGGTTCATACGCTCGTCAGACTGCTGCTTTTGATGCTGCATCAAGTGGTGCAACCCAAAACACTGGGAACATTGACTTCACTAATATGCCAGCCTGTACGGTTGTCGCAATTGGTATTTTTGATGCTTTAACAACAGGCAACTTGCTTGTGTGGGGAACTCTCGCAACAAGTAAAAGCCTTGATGCAGGCGATACATTGAGAATCGCAACAGGCGATCTTGACATCAGCCTTGACTAAAGAGGTTTAAATGGAAAGAAGAGAATTTGCTGGAGCTGTTTTAAGCACGACATTGCCAAGCAATGTCGCAAACTCAGCGTCATCTATTACCCTTGGTTCCGGTTCGTCTTTCCCCACAGGTGCCAACAATCCATTTGCAATCATTGTAAGTCGTGGTGAAGCAGCGGAAGAAAAAATGCTCGTGTCTTCTCGTTCAGGAGATGTTCTAACTATAAGCGTTAGAGGGTATGATGGTACTACAGCACAGAACCATTTAGCCGGGGCTGTTGTTGACCATGTTCTTGATTCAAATACGATTCAAAGCATGAATACATATACATATGACACTGCTATCTTGCAGTGGATGGGGGTTTAAATGGCAAACTTAACACCAAAGCTTCTGTATATCGGAGCTGACACTGCAGCTAATGTTGTTACTATATCAAACAATGCTGGAAGCTATTCTATTGTTAAAAACATTAACTTGTGCAACTTCACATCAAGTGCAGCAACATGCAGTTTACATTTACTTGTGTCAGGTGTCTCAGCAGCTGCTAATAATAATGCAATTCTAAAATCATTTACTGTTGCACCAAACGAAACAGTTGCTTATAACGGAATTGTTGTTCTTCCTGCTAACTCCAATCTTTATCTTTCTCAAGCAAATGCAAGTATTACTCTGTCGATTAGTGGAGTTGAATACGCAACTTAATTTTAACTCATATACAATTGTTATGTGAGAAAATTAAGATTTAATAAAAGTGCATGGATATTAATTCCTGCAATTATTCTCTCTCTTTTTGCATCTCCGGCTAAAGCTGAAAACTTAATAATCACAGAGCCAACAGATGTTTGGTTTGATTATAGTGAGACAACACAGTTTATAGCCCAAACCTACATGGTCACTGGGTACAACTCAGATCCAATGTTGTGGCTATATAACGAAGCCGGAACGCTTCTCTACAGCATTGATGATTCCATTGGTCTGCAGTCGTATATCTCAATGGAGGTGCCTGCTGGTCGTTATAGACTAAGGGCTGGTATTTGCTGTAACAACCCTGATGGTTGGCATACAAACCAAGGGTGGAACTTACAGTATGAACTGAGCTTCAATGGTGTTGGGTCTACTCAGACCACTTCCACAACATCCACGACAGTAGAATCAACCACAACCACCTCTACCACTGTAGAGCCAACCACGACAACTTCTACAACGACCACCACAACAACCACAACCACAACGACAGTGGTGCCGACCACAACAACATCTTCATCTACAACAACTATAGCACCTGAGCCTGAACCGACTACAACGACTGTTGAGGAAGTTGTTCCCCCTCCTGTTGAAACACTTCCAACAGAAAACACCACTGTTTCAATTCCCGAGTTGGACCAAACTCCAGTTTCTACTCCAGAAATAGATACAACACCTGTTGAAATTCCTGAAGACCCAACGCCAACAATTGAAGTTCCCCAAGAGGTTCAAGAAACTATAGACGCAACGGTTGATGATATTTTCGATGCACCTATAACCAATGCAAACCTTGCAAATGCCGTTGATGACTTAGTAGCAGATGCCGGAACTCCTGAAGAACTTACGGCAGTGGTTAATTCTCTTCTTGGTCAAGATTTAACTGATTCGCAGTTTTCTACAGTTATTGATTCAGTGTTTGATGGTCCTATGTCTGACGAAAACTTCTCTGCTGCAGTGGAGGCTGTCTTTGACAATACATCTCAACTAAGTGCAGACCAATTTGAAGCTGCTGTCGATGCAGTCTTTTCTGAGCCGTTATCTGAAGAACAATTTTCTGCTGCCCTTGATTCTATTTTTGATGAGCCAATCTCGGATGAAAAATTTGCATCAGTTATTGACTCTGTATTAGATACGCCGTTGTCAGATGAACAATTTGAAGCGGTTGTTGGAATTTTAGAGTCAGATTCTGTTTCTGAAGAACAAGTGTCTAATGCTGTTGACAGTGTTTTGGAACTTGGTGTTACAGAAGACCAAGCAACCGACCTTGCTACAAGTGCAAAGGTTTTGGAAAGTATTGACGCAGATCAGGCTACAGAAATCTTCCAAGAAATTGCTGTTGATAATCTTACTTTAGCGGAAGAAGCTGCTCTTGTTGAAACACTTACCGATGCCCCAACTGAAATCAAAGAAGCTTTTGAGGGAGAAATTGACATCTTCGGAGAAGGTCTTGACGACTATGTGCCTACAGGCTCTGGAATAGATGTAAAAGCGAGAAGAGCGCTCATTGCTGTAACAACAGCTTTAACAACGATTACAACGGCTCCTATGCCCTCTGGAGGCAGTTCTGCACCATCGGGTGGAGGAGCTGGAGGACCATCAGGAAGTGGTGGTTCCGGTAACACAGATCGGGGTAATAGCCGATCAAGGAGAAGATAATGTTTAAAAAAATATTAAAAGAACTCCATGCTTTGGCATGGACACTATCTGGAGGTGTAATTGTTCTAATTACATTATCCGGCAAAACACAAACTTATGGACTATGGCTAACCATTGCTGCCTTTACTGTTCACATGTTTGGAGTTTTAATTAAAAAGGAAGATTAATGTCTAAAGTTAATAATATTTTATTAAGAATACTTGCTGTATTCGGAGCATCTGGTCTTGGAGTAATTGGAGCTGGCGCTATCGCTGGAGTTAATCTCCCTCAAGCCATCTTTATGGCTGGGATTGGCGGAGTCGCTAAAGTTGTTGAGGGTCTAGCTAGTGCTTTCCTTGATGATGGCAAGCTTGATGATGATGAAATCTCTGCTGTCTTTGGCGGAGTAAAGACTCAGCCTAAAAATAACGAGTAAGGTATAATGTTAACATAGTGATTTAATGTCACGAAGGAGATTATATGATCAAAATTACAGAACAAAATAAGGCAATGCTTGCCTCTTACGCAAGAAGCGTACTCGGTGCAGGTGTTGCAACATATGTTGCAACCAGTGACATCAAATTGACAGCCAACGCTCTTTGGGCTGCAGCCCTTCCAGTGGTTTTGCGTTACCTAAATCCAAAAGACCAAGCATTCGGAAAGACCAAATAATGGCTCGCAAGTACCCCTATTATCCCGCTTTTGACGGAAAAAAAGCAGGAGCTGGCGTTGAGTGGTTCGTTGGCGCTTGTGGTCGCCGTTGGAAGGCTACAAATCTAGGAATATATTCCGCAAGATTGATGAGAAACTCTCATACAGAAGGTAAGAAGATTGGTGATCCCGGAATGGAAAAGTGGCTTAGTGTTCACTCAACTGGAGCTGCATGCGATATTGGTTATTCAGATCGTAAAGTCGGTCTTGCTATGTGGGACTGGTTCCTTGCACATACGAAAGAATTAGGTATTGTTGAAATCCATGATTATGCATTTGATGCAAATGCTAAAGATGGAAAGCCCGGTTACGGAAGAGGTTATCGCTGCTCCCGTGGTGAAGGCTCGGACCCAAAGTCAGTCAAGATTTATGATTCAAAAGATAATGCAGGAAGTTTTGGGGGCAAGTGGTTGCACCTAGAATTTGAAGCTGAATTTGCAAAAGATGCAGCAAAGATGGAAGCAGCATGGAAGGCTTTGCCAAAGCCCGGTGCATGATGAGTGAATTAGAAAAGTCAAGATCAAAAAGTTGTACCTGCGGTTGTGAATGCACTGACCAATGTACATGTGGCTGTGAAGACTGCGTTTGTTGATAACAAGCGTAATATCGTCTAAAATTTAAGTATCATGGCTGGCGCAAGAGATATCGTTTTATATGCTGGTGATACATATGTTCATGAGCTTCGTTTAAGAAATAGTGCAAACGCTGTTATTAATATCAGCTCACATAGCTACTCTGGTCAAATCAAGCTGGGTCGTACTGCAACGGACAATATTGTTTCGTTTACTTCTCAAATAACTGATGGAGCAAATGGGGTTGTTCAGTTCTCACTGGCTGCTAATGTAACATCTACAATAACCTCTGGAACTTATTACTATGACATCCAACAAACAAACGGTACAGTTGTAACCACCTTGCTCGCTGGTAAGGCGATTGTGCAAGGGGATGTTACTCGTGCCAGCTGAAATAACTACAGTACAGATTAATCAATCTGATATTACTCAATTAAGTATTAGTAATACAGATATAACAACTGTTAATGTGCAAAATAGTGATATCACTGTATTACAAAATGTTTCTGCTACAATTAATGCAGCGTCATTGAGTCTTTCTAGCGATATTCCACAAGATATAGCAAGAACCGGGTCAGCTGGCACCAGTTCTGCAGTAAGCAGAGCGGATCATATCCACTCAATAGCAAATACATTACTAGACGGAGGTAATTACTAAAATGGCTAATACAATTAGAATTAAAAGAAGGGCTTCTGGAGGAGCAGCTGGTGCGCCAGCCTCTTTGGAAAATGCAGAACTTGCATATAATGAAGTAGATGATGTCCTCTACTACGGTAAGGGAACAGGTGGAGCAGGTGGAACTGCCACAACTGTTGAGGCAGTTGCTGGTTCAGGTGCCTACCTCACACTTTCCGGGGTCCAGACGGTAACTGGTAATAAGACATTTAGTGGTGTTGTTATTGTCCCCACACCAACGGCAAACACGCATGCCACAACCAAGGCTTATGTTGATGGTGCTATTGCTGGAGTTTCTCTTGGCAATACAGCAGTAACGGCTGGTTCTTATGGTGGTGCAGGAACAGTAGGTACCTTTACTGTTCAAGCGGATGGTCGTTTAACTGCTGCTGGCAATACAACAATCTCCATTACGGCTTCACAAGTTAGTGATAGAGCTACAAATCTTGTCACTGGTCTTACGGGTACTGCAAATCAAATCGCTGTTTCTAACTCAGGCGTTGGAGCGGTAACAATTAGTCTTCCAGCTGATGTTACAATATCTAATACTCTTACAATCACTGGAGATCTTGTTGTTAATGGTAATACAACAACTCTTAATACCGCAACTTTAACGGTTGAGGACAAGAATATTGTTCTTGCAAATGTTGATACACCAACAGACACGACTGCAGACGGTGCCGGTTTCACAATTAAAGGTGCAACAGATAAGACTCTTAACTGGGTCGATGCAACAGATGCATGGACATCTTCTGAGCACTTCAACCTAGCCTCTGCTAAATCATATTATGTAAATGGAACCTCAGTTCTTTCAAATACCACTTTGGGTTCAGGAATCATAAACTCAAGTTTGACATCAGTTGGAACCATTGCGACTGGTGTATGGAATGGTACATCTATCGGTACAGTTTATGGCGGTACTGGTCTTACCTCTTACACGACTGGTGATTTGATTTACGCATCAGCGACAAACACCCTATCCAAGCGTGGTGTTGGAACAGAAGGTCAATTCCTCAAGATTGTATCAGGTGTTCCAAACTGGTCTGATACAGTAGATGGCGGAACCTTCTGATAGGAGGAAGCAATGGCTAATACCATTAAAATTAAAAACTCAGGAACAGCCTCGGCAGTCCCAGCCTCACTTGAGCATGGTGAGCTGGGGCTTAACTATGCCGATGGAAAGATTTTTTACAAAAACGGTTCCAATACAATTGTCCAGTTTAGCAGCGGAGGCTCTGTAGATCTTGATGCTTTAACCGATGTCATTATTACAACCCCAGCATTAGGGCAGATTTTAGAATATAATGGTAGTTCATGGGTGAATAAGAATACTGTTCGTGACAATATGATCAAATTCTATATGGAGGTTTTGTAGTGGCTATTAATCAGAAAAGACTGGCTGGACCTACCCAGATTACTACGGCTAACACTGTCCAATACACAACTCCATTAAGCACAACTTCAATTGTAAAACAAATTGTTATGTGCAACACAACAGCTTCTGCCAAAACTGTAACAATCAGACTCAAGCCAGCCGGAGTCGCAGAAGCCAATACTCAAGATTTTATGAGCGCATTCAACATCAATGCGAATGAAACAATTTCTTTTGGATGTTCAATTGTCCTTACTAATAATGGAAACACAGCAAATGCTACAAATAGCGATCAGCTTGTTGCTTTCACTTCCGCAAACTCTGCTGTGAATATCATGTTTATGGGTTTTGAGGAGGCATAATGGCTGGTCTTGAACGCTACCCCGCACTTAATGCTTTTGCTTCATTCGCTGATGCTGCCGACTCAGTTTACGGGACTGGTTCTGATGGATCGGTTACTATCTCTGCAAATACAACATTGACATCTGATCAGTTTTACTACAATCTTTCTGTTGACTCAGATGTTGTTTTAAACACGGCTGGCTATCGTGTCTTTGTGAAGAACCTCCTTACTCTTAGTTCTAACTCAACAATCGGTGTTGGTACAGCAAACACATACACGATGAATACAGGATTTTCCGGTGTTGGAACAATCCAAGGCGGTGGAGGTATTTCCGGTGCTGTGACAAACAGTCTCGGTGGAAACAGTGCAACACAGACTGCAACTGTTCCATCAGTAGCTCAAGGCGGAACTGGGGATAAGACAACAACAAGTGGTTATTGGTATCAGCCAACTCAGTCTATTAAGGGCTATGTGCTTAATGCAAGCAATACAACCCCACTCTTCCTTAGAGGCGGAGCTGGAGGAGCAAACGGTGTAGGCGGTGGAGTTCTTATAATTGGAGCAAGGTATATTTCAGCCACAAGTTCATTCTTAGACGCTGCTGGAGCAACTGGAGCAGGCGGAGGGGGAGGTGGAGTAATCATTCTGGTATCAACATACGCAACAATGCCATCAGGAATCACAACAGATGTGACTGGCGGAACAAGCTGTGTTTCAGGTTCGGTAATCTACTCCCAATTGGTTTAATATGGCTGGCTTAGAGAAATTCGGTTCACCCGCAAAAGTACAGAGAATCGGTAATGACTCTGTTTACGGAACGGGGTCAGACGGCAACACAGTAATTGCTTCCAACACATCACTGTCTAGAGATATGTATTATAACAATTTAACGGTTAATAATGGTGTTCATCTAAACACTAATGGTTATCGTGTATTTGTTAAGGGATCTTTGACTCTTGATGGAAATATTGGAGTCATCCCACAACAACTTTATTTTAATTCGACCCTTGCAGAGCGTATGCTCCTTAGTTCTGGTAATATCGCAAAATCTCTCGGAGGAAACTCGGGTGGTAATACTTTCACAGCTTCTCAAATAACCGATTCGGATAAGAAAAATCTTGAATTATTAATATCTGGAATTGTAGTAGATACCGCAGGAACAGTGTCTGCAATAAGAGGCGGAGCCGGTGGTGTAACTGGGGCTAATGGAACCGTAACCCCTGCAACAGCAGGCGGTGCTGCTTCTCTTACAAGGAACCCTCTTGTTGCAGGTGGAGCCGGTACAGCCGGAACAACACCACCTGCGTCTGCTGGAGGAACTGGCGGAATCGGCGGGGGTATTGTCCTCATTGTTGCCAAGCAAATCACTGGATCAGGAACAATTTTGGCTCAAGGGCAAAATGCAAATGTTGGAGCAAATAGCTCAACAGGAAGTGCGGGTAGTGCTGCTCCTAACCAAACACTAACTCACCTCGCTGACAACTCAGCTCACTATATAACTGGTGATGGAACAACTGGTCCTCATGCTTCAGTTGCAGCTCCAGCCCTTCCACATGGAGGGCATGTTCCTGCTACGCAGAACAGATTGCATGGTTATACATATCGTTATGTACATGTAGGAAATGTTCATCATACTCATAATCAGGTGTATGGAAACTGGGATGCAGATCATGGCGGAAACGCAGCCGGTGGACCTTTTGCTCACCACTTTAGTGACTTTAATGATACGCCTCATGTTAATGGCTTAACAGGAACCTATACTGCAATTAACGGCATTCCTCACAACCATTCCCATAGAAACCAGCCCGGAGTCGCTTACACATTTGAATATTCTCATTATAGTGGAAGCTATAACCCAATTCATGATGTTCCCCATTTTAGTTTCCATGACCCCGCAGAGCTTCAGATATTCGGTAAAGGTCATTACCCCGCAGCGCATGGTCATCGTAATTATCCCAGACACCATCATGACAATAACCACTCCCACTTCAGAGCTAGAAATGCTGGAACGGTTTCATCGCAAGGTAGTACCGTATATCCCGGAGGAGCAGCTGGTGTGGCAGGTTCTTCAACAGCAGGTGCTTCTGGCGTAACTGGTGGTGGTGGTGGTATAATTATCGTTACAGATTCAATCGCTAACACAGTAGCAACATCAGTGGTTGGTGGTACTGTATCTGGTGGTGGAACAGGTCAATCAGGCACTGTTCTTACTATATTGAATCAATAAGAGGACTTATGGAATTTAGACTTTCAAATGAAAAGAAAAAAGAAATGGCTCAACATGCGTTGGACACACTGGAGATGCATTACTACAGGGAAATCGTATTGCTAGGGGAGAACCCCGAAACCTTCGTTGTCCCCAGCCCTTCAGAAATAACAGACCCAGTTCAGGCTGCATCATATGCTCAAGTGAATATTCTTAGCGAGAAAATTGTAAATATTCAAAACATTATTGACTCGATTCAGTAATATGGATAGGGTCATATATTGTCCATCTAGTGAATTTTTAGAAGAAGCTTCATCTCTCGCTAGAAAAACCTATCTGCAGATTATAGTTGGGGATAATGACCACACAGCGGATTTAGACTTTGATAGAGGAAAAGTATTGGTTGTTTCTGTGCCTCAAAACAAAGGTTATTTCTTTTTAAAATCCGTTAAAGAAGGTTTTCACCAAAATATTAAATATAAAAATGAATTTTGTGTTATAAAGAATAAAGTTGATTTGTTTATTAATAATGACCTAATAAAGCCTGTATACGAAGAATCTCATGTTGCAAAATTCATACATCTCTGTAAAGATGTTGGTGATTATTCCTGTAGAATAGTCGTTGATCAAAAAATAGAAGAGGAGTTTTCTTTTGTTGTCAATTAAAAAAGAGGAAAAAGCGCCTTGTATTTGGATTTACAAAGATGCTTTTGATAGTAAAAATTTTTGTGAATTAGTTGAGAAAGAGACAGAAGAAGACTGGGCATTAATTGACTGGTCGTACTCAGCAACTGGGGATGGTGACCAAAAGCAAACTAGCGAATACCGTACATCTCTTGAAATGCCAATGAATCCTTTTTTTTCTGAAACAATCAATGAAAAGTTAAAACCACTTCAAGATATTTTTATGAATGACATTTTTACTAAGATTGACGAATGTATATGGGATTATAGAACATGTTTTGATTTGAATCTAAAAGCGGATTCAGGGTTCTCTCTTCTGAAATATATGGATGGAGGGGAATATCATATCCATCACGACCATAGCCCTGATAACTCAAGAGTTCTAAGTTTGGTTGCATGTCTTGGTGATAATTTTGAAGGCGGAGAGTTGGAGTTTAACAATTTTGACTTGACAGTGAAGCTAGAAAAAAATTCTTTGATCCTTTTCCCGTCTAATTTTCCATATACTCATATTGCTCATCCCGTCAAAAGCGGTGTAAAATATAGTCTGGTAACATGGTTCCGATGAGTAGTTTAAGTAATATCGATATCAATGCTTATTCTTGGTTTGCATTTACTGACCAAAAACAGCCATTCAAAGCAGAGGTCCGGGTTGAATCGGGCTATGTGGACTTCCTAGGGTGCGATTTCTTCGAAATAGATTCTGGCACTATTATTTGTTTTAGGAAAGAAACTTATGCTGGATTTCATGACTTAAAGATAACGGGTCAAAAAGTTGATCTTGTCCAGATGACTTCTGATACAAAAGCCTTGAACTTTGTTTTAAATGAAACGACTCAAAGCGGATACAACTTTTACCTTTTCCTAGGGTCTAAGGTCCAAGAGAATAATTCTATTATTGATGAGTCTTATAATACAGAAGGTTTAGGCATTAGGGATGATTTTGTTCGATGTGATTATAGGAAGCTAGGAGGGGTATCTTTTTACGAGCCTCAAACTGGTTACGATATTGTAAGCATTTGCTATGTCCTGAGTGTTACTGGTGTCGGTCATGTTGTCAGGATAGGGACCAGTAATACAGGGAACTTGAATGCGAATACCCGTGGTGAATATTGTGCAGCCAAAACCTTGACAGGTATGATGAAAGTGCTTCATGAGTGGTCTATTGTTTCTGAAGAGCCTTTTAATAATCAAGAAGAAATCGCAAGCAGTGCAGTACTTTTCTTACAATCTTTAAACTTGGATGATGAGATAATGTCAGAAATTATATCATCAACTGGCGATATGGCTTTAGCTAGATATATAAGGGGAGACCTTGAGAGGTCTAATGAGATTGAGAATAGAGGTAAGTATGAAATGCCAGAAAGTTTTTCTAACTACATTAAAAGACACTACTCTTATCCAAGCTTGTATGAGCTACAAGAATCCCTTGATTTAGATATATTCGATGATGCACTAATTGATAATTATTTAAAACACTTTGAAGGATTATTGTTTGAATACTTCTTCGAGCATGACATAAAAGTTTCGTCTTCTGCAGACTTGGAAACAATTTACCAATCCGATAATACACCGGGCTATATTAAGAAATATATAGCACAATATAAAAGAGTCAAGAACATCAATTCATGATTGATATTGAAACAGCTATTATTGGAAGTGGAACAGCTGGCTTGGTCGGGGCAATCATGTTACGGTCAGCTTTTCCCTTGATGAATATCACAGTGATATCATCATCTCAAGTAGGGATTATCGGTGTTGGTGAGGGATCAACAGAGCATTGGCGTATGTTTATGGATGCATGCAACATCTCTCTTGGAGAGCTTTTGAATGAAACAAAAGCAACGCATAAGAATGGGATTCGGTTTGAGAATTGGACAAGCCATACCCCCGATTACTTCCATAGCGTTAGCGATGCAAGCACTATCGGTTATTACAACTTTTACGGTTTATATAATGGTCTTATTGAGAACAATAAAACATTAACTGAGAATATCTCATCAAGAGCGATGATAGAAAACAAAGTTCGCGCTAATGGACCACATGAGTCAGTGAATCAGTTCCATTTTGATACTGTGCTTCTTAATAAGTATTTGACAAGATTATGTAAAGAAAGAAATATTCGTTTTATTGATAGCAAGATTGTTCAAACAAATTTGGATAATGAGAATGGGCATATTGAATCAGTTCTATTGGAAAACGGGGATGTGCTTGAGGCGGGGTTTTGGATTGATGCATCAGGAATGAGTCGCATTCTTATATCAGAGGTGAGTGATGCTAAATGGAAGTCTTTCTCCAATCACCTGCAGATGAACTCGGCGATTCCTTTCCCGACTCAATCTGACCCTTCTGGGGAAATCAGACCCTACACTCGGGCTAGGGCTATTCAGAATGGATGGGTTTGGGAGATTCCAACTCAGGAAAGACGGGGTAATGGGTATGTCTATTCCTCAAACTTCTGCTCTGACGATCAAGCTATTTCTGAAGTGTCAGCTCTGCTGGGATTCCAAGTTCAGCCAGTAAAGACTATTAAATTTGATCCCGGTCATCTTGAGAAAATGTGGGTAAAGAATTGCGTTGCAATTGGTCTGTCTTCTGCTTTTGTTGAACCAATCGAAGCGTCTTCTATTGGCGGGACAATTCAGCAAATGAGGTGTTTGGTGGAGAATCTGTCTTCATACAAGATTGGTCATACAGCTGTTCAGAATGAATACAACAAGAAGATGAACATCATGATGCAGAATATTTTATCAATGATCTATCTTCATTACATATCTGATAGAAGAGATAGTGAAATGTGGGTAAACCAAGCGAACACCCCAGTGCCGGAGTATTTACAGAACTTATTAGATTTATGGAGTGAAAGACCTCCATTCTATAATGACATACCAACAAGTAATTATGAGATGTTCCATGTCCCTCATTTTTATCATGTAGCTCAAGGGCAAAAGGTTCTTTCGCAAGAAGCTTCTTCATTGTCTATTTATCGTTTTAATATTCGAGATTCTGTAAAGACAGCAATGTATTCTGCTAAAATGAAACAATCAGACCATGCAAAGGTGGACCATGCGCAATCGCTCAAAGAAATACAATTATAAAATTGCAATGTTCAGGGGGGATACCCCCAGACCAAAAAAGAATGAGGTTGTAATTGTCCCCAATGACAATCGCTTGCTGGATATCGCCCCCTATGCTGCTCAAGGGAATCTGCCATCTTGGTGGAAGGATCTCCCTGTTAAAGATATGTCTCTAAGAAGGTGCAACGGAACTTATGACTATCTCCAGTATGGTTTTATTATACCTATGTGGACAGATGTAACGGTTAGACCAGACGCTTCTGGTGTAAGATTTGAATATAAACTAGGAAACTATGGTGATGACTACGCTTTTCATGTAGATGGCTTTAGCACTGAAATGGCAAAAGGTTGTCCTTTTGGCGAAAATCGAAAATTAAAAAATTTTAATTATCCAAAACTCGTGACTCCTTGGAGGTATTTTACACCAAAAGGTATTTCCTTGATGGCTTTGCCTATTCTCCATGAGCCAAACCCGAATTACACGGTTATGCCCGGTATTGTTCATACAGATTATTACAATCAATTACATATTGTAATATCCGTTCTAACTGACAAAGAGTTCACAATTCCTGCCGGTACACCCATGCAGCATATGGTTCCCATCAAAAGAAATGAGAATATTAAAAAACTTGTTTTTGGGAATGAAAGCATGTCTAGATTTCACATTGGAAATGGAATGGGGAAAGAGATTGGTAAGGGTAGTCTTTCGCAACAGGATAATAGCCAGCTCTATAGAAGAATTAGAATGAAGTATGATCAAGATATTGAAAGAAAAAAATGGTATTCTTTAAGAAGATAATTGACGCAATCAAGACGATGAGTAGTCGTTCTTATTGGACAAGGGTTAACTCAGTGGAAGCTTGGGGTTTTGCAACAAAGATTGCAATCATCTTTCCGGGTCTTCTTCTTGATAAACAATGGTGGTGGTTATATATCTTTGCCATCATCTCAAGCATAAGTCTTATCTGGACATCAACCCGCAAGACCTTGCCAACAATTATCCTTTTCAATGTGCTATGGGTAATCCTAGCCAGCTTGTCTATTCTAAAGCATTTTTGGTGGTTTTAGGATTTACTGATTAAAACCATATGCTGTATACTTAAAGCATAATGGAAGATGTAAAAGTAAACACATCCAAGACCCTAACCCTCACTCTCCCCGCTGACCCCACTTCAAATCTGGTCAGTGTCTCTGTTTATCATGAGCTGGGAGACCTTGTACACGGTCCTGTGAGTGCCTCTAGAGCCTCTGCAGGCGTTTATACAATAACATTGGGACAGCAAGCGTCTGGTATCTATATTTTAAATGCAGCAGGCAGGCACCGTACAGAATTCACCTATACGGTTTCTGGGGTTTCATATACACAGGCTCAGTACATTAATGTCTATACCCCCTACACTACTGCTGCTGATTTCTTCATTTCCTATCCGGAATTGCAAGAGTCTAAAGGGTCACTCTTTGACCGATACGAAAAGCGGGTCAGGGCAATCATTGACACCTACTGCGGTCAGTCATTTGATTACTACCCAGACAAGTCCATTACAATTGATGGAAACAATCACGCAAACCTTCATCTCCCATACCCTGTTTATAATTTAACCAAAGTTACCCAAGATCCGGGTCGTACATACGAAGAGGTTCTGTTTGATGCAACCTTGCCAACAGTTAATAATGTTGAGAGAGTTAAGCAGCCTTTAAACTTTGAAGCTTCTTATTACATTCGTTTCAAATCAGATACGATTGATAAGAACGATACCCTGATTGTTCCCAACTCATGGAAAGCAAAAAGAGAGTACAAGATTGAAGGAGACTTCGGTTGGGGCTATGTACCTAACAATGTGAAGTTTGCAGCTGATCTCCTGATTGCTGACTTGATGAATGACGATTCTGAATACAGAAGGCATGGAATTCATAGCGTTGATATGGATGTTGTTAAGATGCAGATGAAACAGTCGTTCTATGAATCAACCGGGAATATTGAAGCTGATGTCTACTTGATGGATTACACACTGTTTGTGATGGATTATGTGGTCTAATGGCATTCGGAACTTATTTACGGTTTAACCAAACCGCTGACATTTATCAGAAGGTAACAACTGTCAGTCCTGCTGGACAGAAGACATTCCAATATAACCTGATTAAAACGGCACCGATCTATATTCAATCCAGCAGTTCGGACACCAGTAATGGTGGTAAAAGAATCGCCCCCTACCAAGATTATATTTCTATTCATCAGCTCTTTATTCCGGGTGAGTATTCTGACTATATTGATTATACAAACAGAGTCCAAAACATAAAAGACAAATATGGTGATGTTCTAGAGGCTGGTCCTTTTGAGATTATATCAATCCAGCCAAAATTTGGGTTCAATGGTCGTAAGTCTCATATTCTAGCCGTTATCAGAAATGTGGTTGAACCATCATGATGACCGCAACGCATAACTTGGGTCAAATATTGGATGTGATTGGCAATATCCCTAATAATATAAAAGAAGCTGTTTCAAGAACATTTACAGAATCATATGAACCTTTAAAGTCAGAACTTGAGTCTAGATTTGGTGATGCCATAAGATATGCAGATTTCAATATTTCCTTTTCTGGGGAAACTTTTTCAATCAATATAACCAATTTGAATGAATTTGTAACTCAAGCGCAGACTGGTGCCAGCGCTTCGGATATCGCATCATTTGCGGAATCGTATATTCATCAAAAATTAGTTGATTGTCTTAGGCAAGATATGATGGGAGGAATTTGATAATGACGATATCAACCATTGCCGTTTACGACCTTAATGCTTTTCTAAAGGCTGACGCTACAATAACATCAATTGCAGGAAAGACTCTCAACTTCTTCCCAGTCGTGGCAACGGATTCTGAGCCAGCCCCATTCGTGGTGTATTTCTACAACCCAATGATTCCGGATGTTGAGGCTTATTGGATGAGATACGATGCAGTCAAATATTCTATTTTTGATACAAATGCAGATCGCCTATTCCGCCTATCGGAAAGGTTTGTTGAAATTCTGGGTCATGGCGACCAAATACAGACATCGGGTGGAGTCAACGGCACAGATACTCGCATCTTTTCCTGCTACCAAACAGGGTCTAATTTAATAGCTCCATTAGAAATTAATGGTTGGTATAGAATGAATTTAGATTTTAAATTGTGTTATGTATCAGAATAAACAATGTCAGTCTAGATAAAGTGGTACACTAATAATATATGCAGTATACTACTATTACATATGTCGGGAAGACTCCCGGCTACATAGTCAGGGTAGGTCGAAATACCTACGATTTTGAGTGGAATAAAGGACTCGGAATCGGCACAAGAGGTGGAGAAATCCGCCCTGATCATGTCAAGAAGATCGCTAAGTGGCGTGATAAAAAGGGCAAAAGAATATTTGTCCTTGAATAATTTAGGAGAAAATTAAAATGGCAGTTAATGTTTCAAACATTGTAGTCGGAGAGGCAACTATTAAAGTTGGCGACTCGGCTAACGCAACAACCATCAACGCAATGGATGGTTTCGATGACCTCGGTGCGACTCAGAACGGTGTAGAAATCTCATGGGAACCAGATATGGTCGACATTGAAATTGATCAGTTCGGTGACGCAGCAAGAATCGTACAATCAAAGGTAAAAGTTATGGTCAAGACGACTATGGCAGAGGCAACCTTAAACAACCTCGCTCTCGCTTGGAACTACGACTCGGTTGGAACAACCGATGTTGTGGCTAACAACGATGGTGCAAATACCAAGACTTTCTTGTTCGGAGCGCAAACCGTGTTCCCATACGAAAAGGCACTTGTTATCCAAGGCTATGCTCCCGGCACAACCGCTGGCGCAACCAAGACTCGCAAGTTCTATACGAAGCGTGCAATTTCAATGGAATCAACCACATTGACGATGAAGCGTGCAGAGGCATCCGTCTTTGCAGTCGGCTTCAGAATTCTACCAAAAGTTGAAGACACTGGTTACGAGTACGGAAAGATCATCGATCAAAGCTGAATAAGTAACAATTAAAAACTAATTAAAATCTAAATGATTGTCTGAGAATCCCTCAAGCCCTTGTGCTATACTTGGAACTTGAGGGATTTTCGAATCCCAAAACTCAAGGAGAAAATATAATATGACTGAAAAGAATGCTGACATTATCGGAGGAACGGATATCCTTTTTGCTGATGGTAAGACAAGAACAATTAAGCCACTCACAATCAGAAACCTTCGTAAGTTCATGAAGGTAATTAAAGACCTCAAGACTGATGACACACTTGAAGACGCTGATATTGATATCATGGTGGAAGCTGCTGGGATTGCGCTTATCGCTGTGGATCCTGCACTTGCTGCTAATCAAGAAGCACTTGAAGATGCGCTTGACCTTCGCTGCTTTGGCGAACTGATGGGCGCAGCAATGGGTTCAGACCCTTCCTAACAGGGGAGAGTGGAACAGGTGATCCCACAAGTTGGGAAGACATCCCTCTCCTCAAATATGAATCAGAAATTTTTATACGAAGCGGTGCTTGGAAGAACATTGTAGAGCTAGAAGAGAGTCTCACGCTTGATGAGATGTTTCTTCTTTATCGTGCATGTATGAATGAAAATTCAAATCAAATGAAGATGCTGGCTGCTTCACAAGGAGCAGATGTTGATATGAATGAAGATTGGTTCGATCCAGAACCACCAGAAGTAATTGGCTCTTCAAATATTGGTTCAATACCATTTGGATTGGGTTATGAACAACAATAATAAATTGCTTTTATTGGCTCAATGCCTTATTATTAACTAAGACAATCATGAGTGACGCACAAGCCGAAATCCTAGTTAGAGCCGAAATGAATGACCGGCTTTCGGCTGCTCTTCAACGCATAAACGGTCAATTAAGCAACACTGTTCGTTCTCTTAATGGTTTAAAAGCAACAAGTCAAAGTGCTGTTGGTGCAACCAATGCTGTTGGTGCAGCGATATCTAGACTTTCAAGAAACTCTAGTTCGCTGAATACATCTCTAAAAGGTAATGCGTTAAGTCAACACGCATTGTCAGCTTCTTTTCGAAATAGCCGTATACAGGCTGATGCTCTTAACTCACAACTTGGTCGTCTGCAATCCGCCGGGTTAAATACTGTTCCTATCCGTGCATACATAACTCAATTGAGAGTTATGGACTCCATGCAAAAACAAATTGGAAACTCAATGCGAGCAATGAACTTCCAGCAAATGGGTTCTCAACTCAATGCATTCTCGCAAAGAATGACCAACGCTGGAACACGCATGTCTATGGGTCTCACCCTGCCACTTGTTGCTTTCTTCCGGATGGGGTTTTCATCATTCAGAGCGTTAGATAAACAAGTCATTCGTTCAACCAAACTAATGGCTGACTCTTTCGATGATTCTGTCAAGAACACAGCTGGGGCTGCAAAAGGATATACCGACCTTCAGTATGCAGTAAAAACCCTTGGAGATGGTCTTGACAAAATCACAAGTAAATGGGGTGTATCAAGAGAACTTGTGCAGGGTCTTGCTGGAGATTTTGCTGAGCTTGGTATTTCTGCACCAGAGTCATTGGCGAGATTGACTGAATTAACTGTTGAATTTGAAAAATTGGGTAATATTGACATTACACAAGCTCAATCAACAATTCAGGCTATGTTCCAAACTATTTCTAGAATTAGAACAGACAAGGGGTTGGATGTAACGAGTGAAAAGTCGCTTAAGCAGATGACAGAAGAGATTAATGGAGCAATTGCTTTCTTCAACTTTGCTGAAAACAAAACAACGCTATCTCTTAATAACATTGCAGAAGCCTTTCCTGAAGTAACCGCTGCTGCAACCTCTTTTGGTTTAAATATGCAAACAACAGCTGCATTGCTTGTACCAATGATTGGTGCATCATTTCAGGTTGGAGCCTCAGCGAACTCCATTAAAGTTTCTTTGCAGAGAATGGTTGCAACAACCAAACAGAACAAAGACATGCTTAAAGATTTAAGCGATACTATTGGCAAGGAATTTGCTCCATCTCTTGGTTTGGGTGCAGGTGGACTTATGGATCTTATTACTAACTATGATTTGCTTAAGGCAAAACTTAGCAAAGCTGATCAATTAGTATTCTTCTCTAAATTGTTTGGTGTTCGTCAGGGTCCAAGAATGGAAGTTGCCATTGCTCAAATGAATAAATATGATAAGAGATTAAAAGCAGTTGGAACTCAAGAGCAAAAGATGGCAAAACAGGCTGAGGATGCTATAAATACTCAATTAAAAATTCGTGGATTTACCAAAAAAGAAGATGAAATAAAAATTGGGAATCTTCAAGAAATAGCCAATCTTACATCTGCAGCTCAAGAGATGGATGAAGATGGAAATTACAAAGCCAAAGCTTTAGCAATTCAGGCTGGACAAGAGGTAGCTCTTTTTAACCTTAGAAATGCAAATCAAGCTCTCCAAAAAAATGGAATAACTCAATATGAATACAGTGGAAAAGTTATGCTTGATAATACAAAGAAGCAAGAAAGACAGAATAAACTCGGTAAAGAGTTTAATAATATTCAAACAGAATCAGGAAAACTTCTTACCGCTCAGTTGTATGGTAAGTCTTTAACCGAAGAAAATAAGAATGACGAATTAGAGCGTGTACGGAACTCTGTCGAAGTTCAATATGGTAAAGCAAGAGAGGCTGCTAAGTCGATTGCTCGTGAATTAACCTCTGTGTTTGGAGGAATTCTTGAACAGATTAACCCGATCATTGAAAGAATAGCTAAATTCTTTAGAGAACTTTCGGACCCAATTAAGAAAATACTGGGAGTAATGCTAATTCTATTGGCTCTTATTGGACCACTAATGAGAACTATTGGTGCAGTAGGACAGCTTGGTGCGATATTCAACAATGTTCGTGCTGGCGGTATCAAACGGTTTAAAGGAAATGTTGTTGAACTAAATCAGTCTCTCATGAAGACAAGCGACATTGCATTAAGAATTGGCGGTAACTTTAGGAAATTTGGACAAGATGGAAAAATCTTTACCTCTAGAAAAGATGCAAAGAGACTTGAAAAACTTGCTCCAATTATTGCAAAGCAAGATCGGGGAGAAGAGCTTACTGCTAAGGAGAAATCAAAGGGTGGTAAGTATATCAAGCAACTGGCTGGTCGTAAAGCCGTTCTAGATGGTACGGCTTTGCAATCGCAAAAGAATTTCTACGGTCTTGATCAAGCAACAAAAGATTATGTAAGGTCATTAGATCCTATTTATCAAACAAACAAGATGGTGAATGAACTTCTTCAAGAGCAATCTAAAAAGACAGCCAGCATTTTCAGAAAAGCAGCCCAAAAGTTTCTTAGAATCAGAGGAGCATCAAATAATGCGACAGGAGCGGGTATTGATCCTGCGACTGGTGGTGTCCGTGATGCTGCACCATACGGACCAGCAGTTCCGACTCCAGCCCCTATCACATCAGCAATTGGGGGTATTACAACACTTAGAGATATCCTTAGCCAAATTCTTTCCACTCTTCAAGCAATTCAAGCTTGTGTTTGTAATGCAAAAGCAGCAGCAACCGGAAGACCATCTCCTGCTGCAAGCGGTGCTCCAACCAATGCACCGCCCGCAGGATTGTCAGGCGCTGTCGTAACTCCGGTAACACTTGGACAAAAGCCTACAACTGCAACAGGAACACCTTCTCCAACAGGTGCTGCTGCTACAGCTGTGGACTTGTCAAATCTATCAGACGAAGAGCTTGCTGCTTCAAAAGCTAGACTTGAAAAAGAAGCAAAACAACTTGAGGCTGAGGCAAAAGAAACAGCTAAAATTCTTGCTAAAGCTGAAAAAGAAAAAAGAAAGCTTGCAGAAAAGCAATATAAAAATGCCTTAAAGAAAAAACTATTTTCTACGGAAAGCGTTGTTGGCGCTCTTAAGCCACAACTTAATGTAAGATCTGGACTTCCTGCAAACTTCATGAACCCAATGGCAATGATGAATGCCATGAAGCCCACGATGCCTGAGATACCTGCAGGTGGAGATATTCTCAAACCAGCAATTGATAAGGGAATGCATGCTGTTGCGGAAGCAGTCATGGTGTCTATCGGTAAGAAGCCAGTTGCCCCAGCAGCAAGCCCAATTCCTGCTGCAATTGAAGCAGCAACAGCCACTGCGGAAGAAACGGTTGCAACAGATGTCAAGCAGAAAGCAAAGAGAGGTCGTGGAAGACCAAAAGCTGCTGGACCAATCCCTGCTGCTATTGATATTGCCGTTGCAGAAGGCGAAAAAACCGTTGCAGAAGCGATTGTTGCTGACACAAAGAAGACTCGTGGAAGACCAAAGGGTACTACCAAGAAGCCAGCAGTCACTCCAGCAGTGAGTACGGCGCAACGAGATTACGCAGCGGTTGACGGATTTGGCAGAGCAGTTTCTGGTCCAAATAAAGCAACTGTTGATCTTGAGGCTGCTGGTGCGTCAATTAAAAAACTCCTCAATCTTGAGGGAACAGCAAAGAGTGCTATTCTAACAAAAGATTCACTAATTAAATTATTTACAATTCTCGGACAAGATGTTCCAGTGAAGTTGCGTCAACTTGATTCTCTTGTTAACAAAGAAGGAGAAGCTATCAAGGTGAATCTCAGCACCTTGGGCAAAATTGCTGGTGCTATTAAAACTGGTGTTGCTGGGAAAGCTCTTGCTCCTGATGCAAAAGTTGGGGCTGCATTTACTGGAACATCAGCTAAAACAAGTCCATTTTATGCTAAAAATTTCAATGAGGCTGTTAGTTCATCAGTAGGAAATATAAAGTACAAACCTGTTACCGCAATTAAACCTGAAGATATTGCAGTTGCAAAAGAATCTGTTGCTCAAGTGACAGAATTTGAAAAAGAAAGACAAATCCTTAAAGATAAAATAAAGATTCTTGCCGATCAAGCAAGAGTTATTAAAGGAAAGATTGATGATCTTGTTGCTCAAGAATCTCGGGCAGCAAAGGTTGGAAACCTATCATTGGCTCGTGTTCTTCAGATTAAAATTCTTTCTGAAAAAAGAAAGATGTCTGATGTTCAGAGGGCTATTTCGGAGCTAAAAAGAACAACTGATTTGATAAACACTGAGCTTCAGAGCGTCAGGCAGTCTGCAAATTTAGCATTTAATAATGCACAACAACAAATCGCCTCCAGCGGTGGTGTACCTTTTGCCGGTGCGAAAGGTAAGGGGATGCCGTTCGGCAGTACTACTGCTAGAGCGAGAGCTAAGCGCACAGGCGAAAGATACACGGGTCTTGTTTATGGAGGAAGAGATTCTAAAGGTGATCCGACTGAGGAACTCAGGGAGAGAAGAGAGGTTACAAGACCCAGTTATAGCAGAAACGATCCAGAAGAAAAGGATCGTCAAGCAAGAAGGGTTGCTCTTAGACCAAAGAGAAAAGCTGGAATTGAACTTCTAAGACAAGCAGTCACTCAACAACCGGACTATATTGAAAGAGAAAAAAGAAGAGTTGCGCAAGCAGCAAGGGATGCTGAATTTGCAGCAAAACAAGAGGCAGATCGTCTTGCGAAACAACAAGAAGCTGCTCTTAAGAAACTAGGCGTAAAGCCCGAAAAAGTCGAACCAGTACAATCCTCTCCTATAAAGAGGGGATTCATGTCTAAAGAGCAGTTCCTTGCGGGGCAAGCTGAGAATCTTCAATCTCTTAACGAACAGATTAAAGCAGCAAATGATAGTGCAAGAAGTGCAAAAAGAGCTGTCAAAAATTTAGAAACTCAGATTCAAGAAGTTACTGAGTCAAAGAAACGCATTCCGGGCGGTAAGAAAAATGCAATTGATGAACTCACTACAAGACTAGAAGATGCCAAGAAGAAAGCGGAACAAGCCAAGGCTGCAGCAAAAGCAGCAAAAGATGATATAGCTCGCATCAATGCTTATGACCCAGCAAAGGGCGGGCTTCCTCCTAAGCCAGTCGCTCCAGATATCTCTGCTGCAGTAAGACCTAAATCATTGAGTGCTGGTGTACCAACTGGAGCAACAACTCTTGGAAATATTAACAGTCAACTCTCAGCAACATTGCAAATTCCGACTGCTGTTCTTGATCAGTTCTACCAGACACTCAAGATTCAAGGTAAGGGTCTTGCTGAAGTTGCATCCAATGCTGGTCTTCAAGCAACTGACGACTTGGCTCTTCTTAAACAGGAGCTTCTCAAGATTGGTCTTACTATTGAACAAGCACTTGCTAAACCAGCAGAAACGCTGAAGCAACTTCAGGCTGTTAAGTTTCAAGATAGCGGAGAGGTACAAGCTCTATTCCAGAGACTTGTTATGTTTGCCAGAGATGTTGCAAATAAAGGTGTTGAAAAAGCCTTCCAAGATACTATTGCAAGATTCCAGAACCTTAAGCCCGGAGCTGCTGTAAAGCCAGCATCTGCAAAACCAGCATCTGCACCAGCAAATAAAGCAGCGTATGGTTTTGGTCTTGAATCAGCTGACCAAAAAATTCTTGCTGAACAAATTAAGTCTCAAATTATTGCTCAAAATAAAGCTGCAATAGACTTTATGAAATTTGAAACCAAGACTCTTGAGTATATTGGTAGAGCCTTTGCGATTGAAGGAAGAGGTAAGGGCAAGAAAGAAGTTGTCGTTGCTAATCTAATAAAGAAACTTAAAGAAATGGGCATTGCTGTTGAAAAAGCAATTGTAACCGAAGCCATTGCTCCAATCAATGCTGCAAAAGATGCTGTTACAACAACAGCAGCAACCGCTGCCGGTGCAAGTGTTGGTAAACCTAAAGCACCAGTAACGGCACAACCCGGTAATGTCATCGGTAATCTTGGAGCAACACAGATTCAAAATTTCATGTCTATTGCAAATTCCGTATCGGAAGATTCAGCAACCTTTGCTACACAAGTTAACAGATTGGCTCAAAAGGCTGGTCTTGAGGGTCAAGAGACATCTGTTATTATTCAAAAAATACTTAGCGCATTTGAAGTTTATTTAAAGAATAATGGACTCACAGAAGCTCAATTAAGACAGGCTGATGCTTTACTGAGAGAAATTGCAACAGGGACAGCAAGACCTTTTTCTGTTGCAGCAAGTAAAGTTTACGAATCAGCAAGGGGTTCAAAAGAAGAGCCAAAAGCAAGCGGTCTCCGTGGGAAAGCTGTCGGTGCAACTGCTGACGAAACTGCAAAAGTTGTAGAAGCAGAAAAGAATCTGACTGTTGCTGTTGAAAAAACAATCGCAGATGCAGCTAAGGCGGTAACAATTTCAGCAAATGCTGCTGCGAACCCTCGTCTTGCAGCTATTGCTTCTGGAGTAAAACTTTCACCTCTTGCATCACCTACAACTGGAGTTGCTGGTCCAAAAGCAACAGACGCAACTCCAGCTGTTGCTGTCCGCACTCCTTACTCAATGCCATATATTAATGAAATTAACTCTCAAGCTATTAACACTAAAGCAGTGGCAGATTCTATTGCTGAAAATATTAGATTAGCGTCATCAGGAACTGCTAAGAAAGTCCAATCCATGCTTTCTGGTATTCAGGAATTGGTAAGATCCGTTCATGGTGCCCAGATTGCAAAAGATTTTGCTTTCATAACCGGTGGAAATATTACAGATGCTCTGAAGTATCTTGATCGTATCATCCAAGAAAAATTAGTAAAAGAAGCAGAAAAAGTAAAGGCTGTTGCAGATACAGTCAAGGTAGCCCCGGTTGCCCCTGCTCCACCAGTTGCTCCAAAACCACCTGTCGCAACTGCCCCTGTGTACCCTGCACCTCCTTCTAAACCAATGCTTATGCTCAATGCTGCTAAAGAAAGCCCAAGAAGGGCAGCTGCGCAGGCAAAAGCTGCTGCTGCTGCGGTTGGAACAGTTGGTACAACACCAATTGAAATGCCAAGAGCCAGAGTTAATCTCCGTGAAATGATTGCAGAAAGACTTGCAATAAAAGCAACAATGGAAGCTGAGACAGCAGCTATGGCGGAAAGAATTAGAAGCAATGTTGCATTAAGTCAAGCAATTCGTGAGCGTAGTAGAGCGATGGATGTAGCAAATAGGTCAGACAGAGTTCAGAAACTGATTGATGCAACACCTATTCCTCCAAGACCAAGCGCTGGTCGTAATAGAATCCCTCTAACGAGAGAAGAGTTTACTGGTCAAACTATTGCAAAGACAGCGAATGTTATGTTTAACCCAATTAAGCAAGTGAAGGTGATTGGTAGTGCATTAGGTTCAATTGGTGGTGCATTAGAGTCTGTTGCCAAGAGAGTGTCGCCAAAGAGGTTTGGTGATCAAAATGTCTATAAGGCAAGAGATTACATGGGCGAAGCTCGCCGTACAACTTTTGGTCGTATCGCTGATAGAAATCTTCAAGTAACAAGTCGTCAGTCTCGGATTGCGGAAAAAGATGCAAGAGTCATCGCTAAAGAGACAAGAGCTACAGACAGACCAAATCGCAATATTGCAAGACTGACTCAAAGTCAATTGCCATCGCAATTTAGACAAGCCATTAATCCAAGTATTGATACTCTAAAGGCAATTGCTAAAACATACGGTCCACCGATTAAATCTGCAATGAATTTTGCAAAGAAAAAATCAATTGAAGGATTGAAGATTGCTGGTCAGGTAACTAGAGAGCTTACCCTCCTCCCTGTTAGAGTACCAATTGTATTTACAACTGGTCTGATTGAAGCTCACAAGTTTGCAATGAAGGGTGTTCGTGCTGGAATTGCAAAACTTGATAGCATTGCCTTCTTTAATACAACATACACAGGTGCTGCAATTATCACGCTTGCTATAACCCTTGAGAAGGGTTTAACGAAACTGGGAAGTGCTATGACAATGGGAGGTCAAGCCCTATTAACCTCTGGTCAGATTGCTGCAAAGTTTGTTCAAACTGCATTTACTAATCCAAAACAAGCTCTTGCGATGGCTTCAACTGGTCTTACCAACTCTAAGGATCTGTTGTTCAAGGCAGGTGCTGGTCTTGTTGCAGCAGCCTCTAGTATCAAAGTAGGCGCAATCAAGCTTGCACAGTCTGCAGGCTCAGCTGCAGTAGCTGGAGCGAAAATGGCTGGCGGAGCAATTGGAAAAGCAGCAATGGCTCCTGTTCGTGGAGTAAAAACAATGTTTGTCGGAGGAAGTACTTTTGTTCCTCAAGGAACAGATGCTGCTGGAAATGCTATTGCTACAAAGAAGGGCGGTCTCTTTAGAAGAAGCGTTACTCAAACAACTGATGCGACAACCGGAATGATGACTGAGCAAAGAGGCAAGGGAATGTTCGGTAGAATGAAGGGCGGACTCGGAAAAGGCGTAATGGGCGGAATTCGTGGTCTTGGAACCGCTGCCGGGTCAATGTCTTCAATGATGCTCTATCAACTTGGTCCTGCTGGTATGGCTCTGCAGGGACCGTTGAATAAAGTGATTGGACTCTTGACTAAGACAAAGGGTGCATTCTTCGGAGTAACTATCCCAATTCTACTCGTTGTCGGAGCAATCTTCCTTTTGAAGAAGACATTCAGTGCATACGGTGATAAGACGACTGGTGTTGCAGAAAACTTTAAGAAAGCTTTTGCTGCAGTTATGGTTGTTGTCAATATGCTCAAGACAGCATTCTTTGACTTCTTTGCATCATTATTTGGTGGAGCAGAAAGTAGCGGAGAAGCAACAGGCAATATTGCAACTGTTGTAACAAAGGTCGCCGAGGCTACTCGTAAGTTCGCAGTGGCTTTCCAAGCTTTCTTTACGAAATATATTCTTCCAGCTATTTATACAATGCTTTCTGGTTTTTCAATGATCATCAGAGCTATCTTTAGTTTTGTTTCAAACTTGGTTAAATTTGTCATGGCTATTGTCAGTTTCTTCCGTGGCGGTGGAGACAAAGCTAAAGAGGCAATGGTCAGTGCTATGAAGGGGATGCTCAAAGCTATAGTCAATGCGCTAAAGGGTCTTCTCAAGATGGTCCTCCCTATGCTTAGTTTATTAATTAAGGCTGTAACCAAGGTGGTTGAATTAATCGTTCAACTCTTTGAATGGCTAGTAATTGGTGTCATCAATCTTATTCGTTACATGGTAAAAGGTGTCATCAATCTTGTTTTCACAATTGTAAAAGCTTATGTATTCATTATTGATAAAATCATTGAACTTTTTGTTCTTCTTGAAACAACAGCAATAAAGATTGCTACAGAAATGGTTATTGCTGTTATTAAAATATTCTTTGGAATTGTCAAAGGTACCGTTGCTGTTGTGAAGGGAATCATCAGTATTTGGGCAAAACTTCCAGCAGGTGTTGGCAAGGGAATTGGAATGATTGGCTCATTAATTGCTGGTCTAATGCGTGGAATTGGCGACAAACTTGCTGGTCTATGGGGTATTGGTGGAAAACTCAAAGATGCTCTTTATAGCGTTGCTGATGGGTTTGAAAAAGCGAGCAATGCTGTAGAAGGTGTTGGCGGAGCAGCAACAGCAAAACTTGAAAGTGGAATTGATGCCATCTTTACCCCGCTTGAAAACGGAATTAGTGGTCTTCAAAACAAAGCTGTTGGCTTAGTAAGGGGTATTAGTGGGGCACTTATTAAGGGCGTAAGCAGCCTGAATGGTGTTGGCGATGCTGTCATGAATGTTGTTCAGGGGATTCAAAATAAACTCCTTGGTTCTGTTGATATAGCTGCAGATACTGCAAATGCTTTCATTGGCGGGTTTAGTGATGCAATTGCAGGTGCTGGTAACGGCATTGTAGATTGGCTTGCAGGTCTTGTTGATGGCAATGACATCAAGGAGAAGATTGGTGACTCACTCAAGGATGCTGTTAAAAATGTCGCTAAAGATCCATCTGCAGCCAATGAAGCTGGAAGGGCAATTGCTGACGCTATTGGTGAAGGAATTAAGTCTCTTAAAGACAACTTCTACGACAAAGTTATTTCAAACCTTTCTGATTCGCTTGGAAAACTCAAAGATCAAATTACAAAAGCTCTTGAAAAGCAGAAAGACCAATCCCTCAAATTCTTTGATGACCAAATTGCAGCCATTGATGCACTTGCTGCAGCAGATGCTGAACTCACCGCCGAGAAGCAAAAGCAAGAGGATGAAAGACTTCGTATTGCCGAAAGAGCGCTTCAGCGTGACTCCTATCTTAAGAATCGTGCTTTGGCAATCTATGAGGGTCGCATTGATGACGCTCGTACATTGGGGCTTGAAGAAGCAAAGAATCAACAAGAGTTCAATAAGGAAACAGAAAAGAATGCAAAAGATGCACAGGCTGCAGCGAAGGCTAAGAATGTTGAAGCAGCCAAGAAGGTTATTGAAAACCAAAAGCAAGTTGCTTCTGATCAGTTTGATAAAGACCTTGAAGATTTCCAAACATTTATTGAAAACATTGGCAAGAATGGAACACTCACAGCAGCTGAACTTACAACTCAATTTAATGAGCTGAAGGCTAGAGCTGACCTCACATCATCTGGAATGCAAGCTGCTTTCCAAGGGTATTACAATGCCCTCCCAACATTAATCGCAAACAACACTGCTCCAACTGTTGGGTTCTTTACATCAAGCATGGATGCTCTTATTGCAGGTGCTGCTGCTAAATATGGTCTCGACACTGGAACAACCGACCCGGCAACGATGCTTGGTATCACCAATGGAATGATGAGCAATCTTGGAACCGTTTACACAACAGGTTTCACGACCGTTGTGGCTCCTGCATACAATGATGGTCAAGAATTGCTTGCGGGTATTGCAAGAGAGTTTGCCGACCCAAGTGCATCAAATCCAAAGAGCGCTGCGGGAATCTATGCATCAGCAATTGCTAACGCAACAGCAGCCGTTCGTGCTGAATTCATGAAGATGAAGACTGATGCAAGCTCTGCATTTGCTGAAGTTGTGGCTGCAATTAATGATGAACTTAAAGGTTTGGCAATTACTAAGGCAATTGCTGACGCAGCGGAAGAGCTTAAGAATACAGGTGGAGGAACTGCTCCATCAGGTGGTTCGGCTACATCACCTGCAACAGGGGTAACTGGTCCGACAGCACCAACAGGATTCGGTCCGCTCGGTCTCACTCAAACTGCATTTGAAGCATTAGCTGGCAAAGATAGATTATTTAAGCTTAATGACTCTAATGATTATATTAAATCCGCAAAAGCGGCTCTCGCTTTCTATGGCTATACAGGATTTGATGTTAATTCAACGAAAATGGGTACAGGAACAGTTGCTGCTCTGAAGAGCTTCCAAAAGAAATATCCTGTTGGCGGGAATAACGATGGAAACCTTGGACCATCCACAGCAAAAGCTCTCGGTCTATTCAGTGGTGTTGGTGTCCAGAAGAAGTTTATGGGCGGAATGATTAAGAGAGCTGTTGGCGGAGTTGTTCCCGGATATTCAACAGAGGGTGTTCCTGCAATCCTTCACGGTGGAGAATATGTAATTAGCTCAAAGGCTGTCCAGAATCTTGGTCTTGGTCTTCTTACTCAATTGAATGGTCTCAAGCATGGTGTCCCATCATTCAATGTTCCTAAGCCACAAATGCCAAGCGCTTCTGGTCTCAACATGAGCGTAACCAGTCATAGCCAGAGTGAAACTACTCAGAACTACAACTTCTATGTTGACAACTTTATCGGTGAAGACCAGTGGTTTGAATCAATGATGAAAGACTACAACATTAAGGTTGTCCCAAATAACCAAAAAGCTGCCGGTCTTGAATCAAGAGTCGTTAGAACTTATAATGGTATAAACAGGGGAATGTAAATGAGTATTGTAAAACTATTGTCCCTAGACGGGGTTGAGATCACAGAGCATAGTCGTAAGTATTCAG